ACATCACCTAGCTCTGCCTTTAATTTATCCTTATTTATAGGTGTACCATCTCTAAGATACCTCTTGACTAGACTAGCTACCTCTCCTAACTCTTCGGTTAGACCGATGAAGTTTTCAAATAAACGATCTGTTCCTTCTGTAATTATCTTACCTTCTACAAACTCTGTGTACTCATCAGTGTTCATCATTATAGCTTTTCCTTCACTATTAAATTATTAATCATTACATCGTCTATATCATAGAAAGTATTTACAATCAAATCATAAACGTCTTCCGTATGCGAATCATCGTGTGATCCTAGTATGTTATTATCCTCATCTATCTTTAATGAAAACGTAATACTAAATGTTCTATGAGTCATCGTCTCTATCCTCGCAAGGTAAATATACTAGGACATCTGAGTGACATCTAGGACAGGTGAGGTTTGTAACCATAGACCACTCTTCTTCGTCTATAAGATCTTCATCACCACCCCATATCAACTCAGATTCACAGTGATAGCATCTCATTTATGCTTCTCCTTCATGGCCTCAACCATACGATTCATATACCACTGAGCCTTATGTGTATCCTCAACAGGGTTGCCTTTGTATGAGGCTCTATGATTATACTTAGTAACGTTACCTTTACAGTAAGCAATGAATCCTTCTAAGCCTAGCACCTGTCTGATGTAATCAATACACTCTATACCGCCTTGATTGTAGTGAGCAGGACGTTCTACTGGATCAAATACTTCTTGATCTTTTGTTACAGGGAAGTCTTTCCATTTAGCCATTATGCATTGCCCTTTGTCTTAGTGAACTCATTGAAGTTTATTACTTCGCCTGTGTTCTTGTCTTTTATTTCTTGATTCTCAATCTCATTCATCAGAACGTTTTGTCTGTGATCCATAACTGTATCATAAACATAGTCATCATAGTTCATAACGTCTATTGCTGAAGTAAACATACTGGCTACATGGACGAGATCTCTTAGTACATGTTGAGGTAATGCAAAATCATCTCCTACTACTATACCTGTAGTCACGTTACCATTCCAATCTTCTATATCCTTAGAGGAAGCAGGTCTTATTATTACGGCAATCTCATCGTCGTCTAATGTGTAGGGCATATTACTTTCTTCTTTCTGTCTTGAGGACTATACGATCTAACTTAGTACATTGTCCTTTCTCTTGCAACCATTCTTCTGGAATAATTCTATGCGCCCATTTGAATCCGTTCTTCTCACACCACTCAAAGTTCCTTTGCTTAGCACCTTTATTTATCTTAGCTTTAGCATTACTAAATACAAAGCGTATGTCTAGCTCAGGGTGTTGTCTTTTTATTTCAAGATGTTTGCGTCTGTCATCAGGATCGAACTTTCCTTTGGTTTCTATTATGATACCATTGTCTAGCTCAAAGTCTGGTGTGTATGTACGATATCGTAGGTCTTCCCACTCTATCTTTAGTTTCTCGTAACGTACTTTCTTTTGTCTAGTCTTGAGAAAAAGAACGGCCTCTTCCTCAAGGCCGGACTTATATTTACTAGCATTGTGCCTACGTCTGTAGCCCTTTGCGAACTTAGTCATCAGACGGTGCTTCCTCACCTGTCAATAACTGTTTAAGTTCGGCTATCTTAACTTTAAGCATTGCATCTGTACACTGTGCATTTAATTGGTGTCCTTCTGTGACCCTTTGTAAATGTTGTACAAGATTAAGGACATTCTTTGCCTCATCCGTAAAGTCTTCGATAGTATATTCTACTTCATCTAATGTAACAGTTGTCATTATATTTCTTCCTTTATATATGTATAGTTAACGACAGGTTTTATGGCGGCTTGACTTACCAGAGATTCTCTTTCTTGTAGATCTGGCCAACATTTCTTTTTATGATCACACCAATTACAGGTTTTGTTTAGCTTAAAATTACCACTAGGTTTCCTACGATATGTTTCTTCTTCTGGTTCAAAGCATCTCTCAAAAGGTTCATCATTGTTTATATAGTTTACAGTATCTTTTATAGTTTCCAATACTGTTTCACTATCTGCTTCTTCTGCAGGTACGTACTTGAACTGACCATTGACTTTGTTGATAACCCACCAACCACCTACCTCTTTACCTGCGGCTTTTGCATAGCCTACAAGCTGAGCTACGTAACCGAAGTCATCAGCATTCTTTAGTGTGTTATAGTCAGTAAACTTATTATCATACCCCCAAGGTGTAGTAGATTTAACGTCATCTACCTTGTCATCTAGGATCATGTCGTATTCACCTTTAATAGATACATCACCTAGATCTAAGACTACGTTATCATTGTCTTTGAAGTCTACCTTAGAGGCACGTAGTATCCCTTTGAAGATAGCCTCTGACCAATCACCCATCAACATGTTAAGCATGAAGGATGTTGGTTTGTTTTCTTCAGTCTCTGGATCATTCTTAGCAAACCATAGCTGACATCTAGGCTTACCTATGTTAGACATACGTAAACGAAACTCATCACGAGGCCCACCATTGAACTGCTTATGTAAAGAGGTAACCACATCAGCGGCTACCTGCTCTATTATTTCATCACTCATAGATGCCTTACCTTCTATAGCAGAACGTAAGAAAGAGTGTACTGATAACTCAGCAGGGTGGATCATCCCTCGAACTCTTTAACTTCTACGATAGATCCTACTAACTCTGCGTCTTCAGAAGACATAGATGAATTAACTATTTCATCATGCTTACTTTCTACCCATGTGTTAGTATTAGTAATCCAATCAAGGAAAGACTTTAGTGTGTGACTATCCTCTGGTTGATAAGGAACTTTTATACCTAACGAAGGAACAATAACAGCATACTTGCCACCACTATTCATATCACGCTTAGCACTACCTAGATTAAGTGTGTGCTCTACAGGTGTAAGTTTCTTAGCCATGATCTGAGATAAGGCTGAATCAATAGCTTTGTTTGACTCGGTATTCCTTGAGTCCATTACGAATGGGATCTCTTCATCGTGTCCCTTCACTACATTGCCTAATTCATCTATAGGTTTGTCTAACTTTACCATACCTAGCATAACTTTTGTACGCTTCACGTCACGTATTACTGACTTCGTTTCTTCTGGTAAAGCTTTAAAGTCTTTGATGTAACCTGATGGTCTACCACAATTATGTCTACCTGATGTGTCCTTCAAGTCTACATTCAGGTTTCCCGAAAGTAATGTCTTGTGCATAGTGTTTGCACCTGCATCCCATCGTTGCCATTGCATACGTTGAGAAAACAATCTCATTGTAAGTGTCTTGCTATAAACAACTTCACCGTCCGGCATTGTTACTTGATACGATCCGATAGGTACAACAATCTTCTCGTCGCCTTCCGAATCTTCTACTGTTATTGCTGAGTGTATCTGTTTAATCCGTGCCAGTGTGGATTGTGATCCACCTGTTGAGGGAGACATGCCCATAGCTTCCGATAATGACATGCCTTCTATGTTTAGTGTTTGTAACTCTGTGCTCATATCTTTTCCTTTATGTATGAGGGTTTCTGGGATGCTAAGTTATAGCGTCAAACGTCCTTTGTGTCAAGCCAATTCGGGCCTATCTTAGCTTCTAATAATAAGGGTACATTCATCTTAACCTTATAGTACTTATAGATGATCTCATTCAGATCCATATTCAAGGTGTTGATAATCTCTATCACCTGATCCTTCTCGTATGGATGTATGTCTATCACCATTGAATCATGTACACTGTTGACTACCTTAGATCGCATAGACATAAGCCTATCCTCTAACTCTAGTAGTACTACAGGTACACAATCGCCAGTGGCAAACCCTTGCACCGGATAGTTCTTTATCATGGTGAAGTTAGTGGGCATACCATTGGGTCTTCTCTCTGTGTTAGGGAAAGCATACTGCCTACCACCAACGTTAGTAATCTTCTGAAAGCGTATGGCCTCATCGCCTAGCCTCTTGTGCCATGCCGCTATACCTGTGTACTTCTTAATGAAGTGTTTATAGTACGCCGCCTCAGAAGGACTTCTACCGTAC